CATTTTATCTGCGATCACCTAGAGATCAGAGACAGCGAAGTTATGGCTGAGACGACCGCCAAGCGCGTTTCTCGCGGTGGTTTCAATCAGGGTCTCATTTTGGAGTGGGTTGAAGAGAAATGATAATAGTTGGACTTGGTAAGGTCGGCTGCAATATTGCGAAAGCTTTTTCTAAGTTTCCGCAGTATGAGACTTATGGTATTGACACCACTAAGGATGCCGACATCACGATCAGGGTCAGAAACAATCATGAGGAATACGACGAGCATTTCCCCAACCTTAAAAAGAAGCTCAAGTTCAAAGGCGAGGATGTTTGCGTGATTCTATGTGGCCTAGGAGTCATTTCCGGCGGATCACTCCGATTACTGGAACAACTTAATACCAATCGCTTGACCGTGCTGTATGTCCAACCGGACCTCACTCTGGCCAGCGAAATTCAGAGAAAACAAGAGCGCATTGTCCGAGGAGTACTACAGGAGTATGCTCGCTCGGGAATGTTAGAAAGAATTTATCTGGTAGACAACCAGATGATTGAGAAAGGAATCGGCGAAGTACCAATTCGCGGATACTATGAAGTTCTCAATCAAGCAATAGTGAATACACTGCACATGATAAATGTGTTTATGAATAGCGAGCCCGTAGTGGGCAGCTATGTTAATCCTTCTGAAATCAGTCGGATCGCAACCCTAGGCATCTTGGATGTCGAAAAAGAGGAAGAAAAATGGTTTTATGACTTGACAACACCTCGGGATGTGGTATACTATTATGGTATCAACGAGGAAGAGCTAAAGACAAACGGTACTTTGTTCAAGACAATCACAGATTATGTGAAGGATCAGATCACCAAAGGGGTCAGTGTGTCCTACGGTGTTTTCGAAACCACCTACGAACAAAAATATTGTTATTGCATTAAGTATTCATCTGTGGTACAATTATATTTAGACGATCAAGAGATTAGTTGATCGTACTTTAACCCAATGAAAGGAAATTAAAATGGGTATCAATTTAGACGCAATGAGGGCAAAGCTCTCATCCCTACGCGGAGAGGGTAACTCCGATTCAAACTTTTGGCGACCGGAGGATGGGGATCAGACGATCCGCATTGTTCCGACCGCCGATGGCGACCCCTTCAAGGAGATGTGGTTCCACTACAATGTGGAGAAGGGCGGATTCCTCTGCCCCAAGCGCAACTTCGACGATGGCTGTCCTGTCTGTGAGTTCGCCTCACAGCTATGGCGCGAGGGAGTCGATAACAACGACGACCACAGCAAGAAGACTGCAAAGTCCTTGTTTGTGCGACAGCGATTCTTCAGTCCCGTCATGGTACGTGGCGAGGAAGACAGGGGCGTACGCATCTGGGGGTACGGCAAGACTGCCTACGAGAACCTCCTGACGCTAGTGCTCAACCCGGAGTATGGTGATATCACCGACACCGAGGCTGGCACCGACCTGACTCTTACTTATGGTAAGCCCGCGGGAGCCCAGTTCCCGCAGACGAAGCTTGTCCCCCGTCGCCGGTCCTCCCCACTATGTGAGGAAATGACCCCCGACAAGTGTGCAGAGCTGCTCGATAGCATTCCGGATTTTGCCGGACTGTTTGAGCGTAAGTCCGCTAGTGACGTTCAGTCGATCCTCGATGGGTTTATGAACGCTCAGGTTACCGATGCTGAGAGCGTCTCTTCCGAGACCACGAAGTACGGCGGGACCAAGAACGGCGAAACAGACGCTAACGCTGTCGATGCTGCTTTCGCAGAGCTTGGCGCTCTCTAATATCCCCCCCACAGGGAGGCACAGGGTCATCAGGTGTCTCACAATAGAAAGGAAGAGTTATGACAACTACTGATACAAATCGTTTAGAACAGCTGATTACCATTCTTGAGGAAACTCGGGACGATCACACTAAGTTCTTCGGCACTGGAAACAATGCCGCAGGAACCCGTGTTCGTAAGGCAATGCAGGAAGTGAAGACGTTAGCACAGGAACTCCGTATCGAGGTCCAAGAGACCAAGAACTCGGGTTAAACTCCGCCAGCCGCAGGGAGGCCCGGGGATACAGGGGTCTCACACTTATTATACACAAAAAGGAGTTTAAAAATGGGTGATATTGTAAACACATTACAAGAATTAAACGTAGCAGATGACAATTTCGTATATCTAAACTACGTCGACCGTGCCTCTGTCTGGCACATTACTGATGATCACGTGGAGTCTGCTTTGTCAGAAACCTCTACGGCAGACATCTTGGCTGGAGCATTAGCGACGCCTGGGGTGACTGTTTTGTCGCGCTACGACGAGGATATTCTCGTCAACATCCGCGACAACGGTCTTCTTGAAGACTACGACCGCGACGGTGACTTTGAAGGTTATCTCGCAGGAGTAATCAGACAAGAAGCGTATGAGCTGGATTTGCTGAGTATCTCAGTAGAACGCCATGATCATAAGCGCGGCACGTGTGAGGTGGCATCGAACATTAAGGTTACGGCTGCCGACCTTCGTGGCCTAGATTACCCCGACGCGTTCGTTAGCGGCTGGGAAGTTGCGGTTCAGACTGCAGCGGGCACGTTGACGCTTAGCTAATGAAAACTTTGGATTTGCACGGTGACAGTCACGAGAGCGTAGAACAGAAGGTTCACACTTTTGTGTTCAATAATGAACTGCCTGTCAAGATTGTCACCGGCAAATCTGAAGCAATGAGAAAAATAGTACTTGACACCATAAGACCTTTAGGGTATCATAGTCACTATGAACGATTGACCAACGATGGATGTTTGGTCATCACAGAACAAGAATTTTGAAAGGAAATTAAATGATTGCTCGAATTAACCGAATCGCACTCTTTGCGATTTTTGCCCTTTTACTGGGACTAGCCGGGGTAACCTTCAGTGGTTGCCCCTCTACTGACGACGACGACAGCTCATCGGATGATGATGATTCCGCTGCGGACGACGACGACTCGGCGGTAGAATAATGGAAGTCTTCACGTTTGCAACAATGTATCAGGCATTCTTGGCAGGCGTCCTGGGATGGACGTTTGCTTACACCCTGCTAATGCGTAACCGCGTCAGCCGGCTGGAAGATAGCCTCCGCACCGAGGCGGAATAAGACAATGTGGACAATGCTGGGACTAATATGTTTAGGAATGTACGTATTAGATCTCCAGCTGCGTCTCCGCGAAGTTAGCGAACAAGTGTCGCGACTTCACCAAGACTTCCTAGGCGAAGTTACTACAAGATATGGAGAAAGATTCGATGGCAAAAAGTAAGTCCAAAGCAGGCAAGATTTCAATTGATGGTCTGCGAACCCTAATCAACAAAACTTCGGGCGTGGAAGTCGCCCACAATTTAAACGAGGAAAACCCCACAGACGTAAAGGAATGGATTCCAACCGGCTCACGTTGGCTGGATTCCATTATATGTCGTGGGCAACTTGGCGGCATTCCTGTCGGCAAGATTACAGAGATTGCCGGCCTAGAAGGCACAGGTAAATCCTTCATGGCGGCACAGATCGCCGCCAACGCCCAGAAGATGGGCATAACAGTTGTATACTTGGATGCCGAGTCGGCCATTGATTCGGGCTTTATGCAGCGCTCAGGGGTTAACCTTGACGATATGATCTATGTTCAGACACAGAATGTGGAACAAGTTATGGAAACCATTGAGGTTTTGATGTCCACCGGGCAACAGAGATTCCTATTTATCTGGGACTCGCTTGCTATGACACCGACCATTTCTGATGTGGAGGGTGATTTCAACCCTCAATCAACGATGGCAGTCAAGGCACGCATTCTATCAAAGGCATTTCAGAAGCTCACCATCCCGCTGGCGAATACCAAGTCAGCATTCCTGGTGCTAAACCAGCTGAAGACGAACATCCCCAGCGGCCCCAACGCACGAATCATTGCCATGACGACCCCTTGGGTCACGCCGGGAGGAAAGGCAACCAACTATGCCTGCTCTCTCCGCATCTGGCTCACTGGCCGCAAGGCAAAGTCTGCTTTCATTGAAGATGACAGCGGCTTCCGCATTGGCTCAGAAGTTAAAGTAAAGCTTGAGAAGTCTCGCTTTGGAACTCACGGCCGCAACTGCGCATTCAAGATCCTATGGGGAACTGACAGCGTGGGAATTCAAGACGAGGAAAGTTGGCTTGAGGCTATCAAGTCCAGCGAAAACCTTAAGCAAACCGGCGCATGGTATATGCTCCTGGGCACCGATGGTGAACCTATTGGCTCAAAGTTTCAGGCGTCGACCTGGACGAAACGCTTAGAGGATGAAGACTTCAGAAACCGAGTGTTTGAGATTATGGATGAACAGATCATTCGTAAATTTGACACCCGCGAGGGAAGCGCCGAGGATTTCTACGACGTAGATAAAGAATAAGACTATTTAGTATTACTCACCTGGGGACCCAATACTATGACAATTGTTAAAAACATCGGTGGCAACAACCTAATAGTAAAGATTAATCAGGCGGACGCAGGCTTCCTTCCTATGACATACGTGGGGAAGGCCGCCGAGAACTGGACACACACTGCCACCGCGGACGATTTTTATTTTGAGTGCGATCCCCGGGAGCAGGACGTGATAATCACTTTGCCGCTTGTCGCGGAGAGCGCGGGCGCCATATACGTCTTTAAGATGATTTTAGTTAGCTATAATGTTAAGATCACGCCGGCTAGCGGCGACTACATCGACGATGCCCAGGATACCGCCGTGACCCTTGCAAGTAATGGCGAATGTGTTATGCTTATCGCGGGCTTCGGACGATGGCGTTCCATTGCTCATATGACATCGAATGCTTAAACTCATCGGCCTACTATTTATTTCTACGACGTAGATAAAGAATAGAACTATTTAGTACATATTCTACGGAGATATAAGATGAGCAAAAAGTATAGTAGTTTTAAAGATTTTCAGTTGATTACAGAGAACTGGCGCAGATATTTAAACGAGCAGGAGGAACAATATGCTGCCATAACGCCGGACACCAATATAGCAGATGTTGAAGCGGCAGAAATTTTCAAGCAAGCTTCTTCGGGACAAGAAACGCCTCTTTACAATGCCATCCTCCAGGCCACACCATGGGCGGGCACGGTCCTCAAAAGCCCCGAACAACTTAAGCAATGGGTTGATTCCATTGGTCTGGAAAAGTTCGCCGGCCGTGTAAATAAGGTCGTGCAGCTTATTTCACAAGCCAAAACCGCAAAGTTTGATATGCCAGCGCTTGAGGGAGGCGATGCTGACGAAGTTGCAGATGCTTTAAGTGACACGGAAGGCTCGATTGGAATTGATATAACGCCAGAATACGCCAACCAAGTAGAGGATTTTCAGGCGTGGTACAAAGCTTTGCCCGACGCGATTAGGAAAATGTATGAAGCCGGCAAGGTTCCCTCCCCGGAACAATTCCAGCAAGCAACGCAGCAAGCGCCAGAACAAGTCAAAGAAGATAAGTATCCTCGTTTTGGCCGCGGCCCCTTCCCGGGCGCCCCGACAGCGGGAGCCAAGGAAGATGTAAACTTAAAAAACATCAAAGGTCCTGCTCTTGCATTTTTAACAAAGGGTATGTTGGATAATTCACCGGGTGACACCATTAAGGTAAATATGAACCAGGGCGGAATCGCAAACTCTAGCATGAAACCAACCCAGAGTAACATTCTAGCAGCTAAATCACTATTACTGGCATTGGCTAACCCTAAAGGTGTCGAAAAGATGGGGGGCGCCTTTGTTACAGATGACGGGTCCATATTAGATGGACATCACCGTTGGTCCGCTACACTTATTGCCACGGGCGGCGCGGGCACACACAGCGAAGTGCACGTTGTAGGTGCCCCAGCCAATCAGATTATACCGGTGCTGACTACAATTGGCAACGCGCTGGGTCGCCAACAAAAGGGCCCATCGGACGACGAAGACAAATAAACTCAAACTAAACCCTTGACACTGAAGCTCCTGTAAGGTATACTTATAGGAGCTTCATACGTTAGGGGAAACAAATGAAACGAGTAATGATAATTGATGCGATGAACCTTTACCTG